GACAGGATCTCTCCAGTTTTCTCTAATATCGTTACTATGTATGGAGTTTTTAGACCTGTAGGCTCTCCCTGATCATCAAGATGCTCAAAGCCATCAAGATCAAGAGATGTATGAACCTCATGAATAACCAGCTCTTCGGATCCAGAACCAGCGATCTGTATGCCTTGAGCGTCATCAAGGGCTTCTTGAACACCAGTATTGCGCTCACTGCTGGTTGATCCAGTTGGCAAGTCTATTTCTTTGTAAAATCCTGTTAATTGCAGCTTTAGGATCTCATTCTTATCCATGCGGATAATATGTGTAATACGAGGTGCAGTAAGTAAATCAGTCGCGCCATACGGCACTACAAGATCTTCAGCATGTACAAATTTACTCACTGGTCTTTGCAAAAGCGGGTCAAAATAGACTTTTTTGAATGTTGATCCCACTATAGGTAGATAGAACAGCATCTGATCTGTTTCAGGATCATACTCCTCCATCTCATAGGTAATCATGTAATTCATGTAATCTTTTACACGAGTTGCCTGTTGCACTAACTGTGGCGTTTCTGCGCCCATAGTTTGAACACGAACAGGGCCACCAGACGGAAGCATCTCACGGTAAGCTTGTGCCTGAAACTGTGTAACTGACTCGGCAAGCAAAGGATGAACGACACCAGTGGCACCCTCAAAAGGCTGAGTTCTGTCCTCATAATTCATACCAAGTAAGTCAATACCTCTTTTGTATGACTCTTCCCAATCCTGTCTTGAGGCAATGTCATCATCAATGTCGCTAGAAATTTCGGATGCAACTCTACCTAAATCACCATCATCAATAAATTCTGCTAAGTTTGCATCAAAAGGAACATCAACAGGAATAGTGGTTTCCTCAATCATCTCTCCAACAATGACTGAACCGTCATCCATTTCAGATATGCCGGGCTGTGCAGGAAAATCAATTATATCAATTTCTGCTTGTTCCTGCGGTGTCATGGCGTCTCCACCTGCACCTATTCCTTTTTCAACAGCCATGTTTAATCCTTTCCACCCTCAACAACCGTAAATCTTGGCTTCTGCGGTGTTGGCTGCGGTATACCTATACCGCTAATCTCGTTTTGCATTCGCGTAGCCTCATCTAAGCTAACTGTGCGAATTGGCTTTGCTGACGCTCTGGCTAACTGAGCATCCAAAGCTGCCTTGTTTGCTGCAGCCTCTTCACGGCGCTTAACTGCTCTATTAGCACCAAAACCGTAATCATCGTCAAGTCTGGCAAATATTTTGTCTTGTATAGGGCGGTCAATAACCACATTAAAATCATCTTGAGTCATCTTAATGGCGTCAACCATAGCCTCGCCACGACTCTTACCCTCGCCCCTAAAACCAGCAAAGTTGTTGGTCAGCACATCACCAAATTCTTCAGTGGTAATCGCTATGTCATCAACAGATTGAAAAGACAACGTATCGTCCAAATCCAGATATGCGTCTTTCAGAGCATCGTTGATTGCTTCCATCTCAAGATCCTCATCCAGCTTTTGTTTTGCTACTGGTGATTTTACCTTGTCTTTTTGCGCCTCAAGGACCAGCGCCTTATTTGACTTGCCTCGTGGACGAGACCCAGCCATCGGAGCAAGAGTAGATGCAGCAATGCCAAGACCATAAACATCCCTCTTCAGTCTGTCAGCCATACCCTCACCCATGCCAAGGGTTTCTGCTAATTTTCCAGCGCCAGTGGCGGCACCACGCAGAACTGTCTCACCAACACGACCAGCGTAATCTAAAACATCAATTGGAGTGCCAACAATAGCGCGATTAACGGCACCAAGAGGAGTAGGGCCAAACATATCAGTCTTGTCAGCAAGTCGCTTAAACATTTCAGTGCTTGCTGGAGGGGCTGAAAAAGCGCCCATGATTCCCTGATCATCTGCCATCTGACCATCTCTTGGGTGAGGCTGACTCTAGCGCAGTCATGCGAAGGGCATCAGACATGACTGACAAGCCATGAGTCAGCCTCTTTCGCACTATAACACCAAAGTCAAACAACATCACATAATATTTTGATTTCCGTCATCTGAAGGGTTCATCTCTGACTCTTTACCCATGTTTAAGATAATAGAAATATTGATCTTATCCATTTGAGCCTTTGGAGATTCTGGGTCAACAAAGCCACCAGTGCTATATTTTTTAGATTGCATTTTTCTCATGGCGTTAAACATAGACCCAAGATCATCTTGAGAGCCAAGTAAAGACTCAAAAATTTTTATTTCATCATCACTTAAATCTGACAAGAAATCATCAATTTCGGCTTGAGATTCACTTTTAAGCTTTCCCATTATCTTACCTTAATCTTTCTGGGCTTGCCCATGTAGGCTCGACCCATGCCACGAACTGCGCCACCATCTTCATACTTGGCGGCAAGAGTGGGGTTCATCTGCTGTTGCACATCTTCAGGAAGCTTAGAAAAGCCCTTGAACTTCTTAGGCACCTCGCCGCCGTCTTCCATGCCCATAAGTTGTCTATCAGTAGCGCCTAAGGCAGCAGCAATTCTGGCTCTATCAGCGTCAGTCACGCTTCCTCCTCTAGGCAGAGGAAAATCAGAACCCATCGCAGACAAAAATTCTTCTGCGGATAAGTTAGATGTTCGTCCACGTCCCCCCATTTTACCTTTAGGTTTCATGCTCATGCCTCTTTTTCTAGGTGCCATTCCGCCAAGCCTAGATCCTGCTTTAGCTCCAGATCCACTTAGAGGAAAAGCAGCGCCAAGAGCCGATAAAAACTCCTCGGTAGGCAAATTTGATATTCGCGCTATGTCAGCATCACTCATGGCCCTGCCGCCTTCTTGCATGCCTTGGACTCTTTTAACGCGCTTGATTGCGGCATTAAGACCGCCACCTTTATTCTTTTTGACTGGTTTTACCACGAGAGGCTCCCTTAGTTGCTGTATGTAACGCTCTAGTTCATCGTCCGTTAGATTTGAATTAGGTCCAATGACCACTCTTTTCTTACCAACCTTACCACCTTCTTCATATCCTGCTGGCATGTCTTTCATGCCAAGCTCAATATTTTTAAACCTGCCGCTACGCAAAACGTCTGGTACAAAAGGAGCGTCAGTGACAGCCTCACCATCAACAGTCAGTCTGCGTATTTGAGCAGTAGACAATCTGGGCGGAGGTGATGTTTTTTTAAACTTACGCTTTTTGGAGCGTATGTTTGGCTTTCTAGGTGCCATTAGCTAATCCCCTTAAACTTACCGCCGCGACCGGGCATGACAGCACCGCCGTTGATCTTTTTTTGCGGAAAAAGTTTTGGGCGAGAAATTTCTAAAATTTTTACAATAGCGTTTTTATCATCTGCACGAGGATCGCCCATTTTCTTCAACTGTTGACGCATATCTCCAACAGCCGCTCTTTGTGTCATTGTTAACTTATCAGTCATCAGAATATCCCCTTAAACTTGCCGCCACGACCAGACATGACCGCACCACCGTTGTTCATTCTTTCAATTGTCTTGCCAGAAGTAGTACCGCTGGTATCAAATGTAACGCCTGAGGACTTTGACTTTGGCTTTGGCTTTGGAAGCTTTGTAGGCATCTTTGGTTTTGACTTTGGAAGTGTCTTAGGAGCCTTAGCTTTTCTAGTCTCTGGACCAGCTCTGAACTTTGGCTCTTGCTCATATAGCTTTTCTGTCTCTTTGGTTAAGAGTCCCAACTCTAACATTGTATCCAGATCTAATGTCTTTTCAGTCATCAGTAATACTCCCTGCTGCGGTCATAACGCGAAAAATCATCGTCCTCTTCATCTGAACGGGTTCGTATAAAACCGCCCTGCCTAAAACGTAGTATAGCCTGAGTCATGGAATCCGCCAAGTCATCATGCTCTCCATTAGGAAAAGCGGCACATTCCTCAATAACTTCCTCTGCCCAGCGCGTTTCAGGACACCATACCATACCAGATTCAAAGACGGGTGAACAGGCATTCATCCTTGAGAACTTATCAGCGCCCCTGCCCGGCGTAAAACCAGACACAGGAATGCCCATTTTTCGCAAGTCCTGAGTCAGCGGTGTGCCAGATGCTTTCTGCTCTATCAACACCATGTCTGGTTCAAATTCCTGATACAAGCGCATTGCCGCGTCTTTAAGCTCTGGAAACTCCCATCGACCTTTTTCCGCGTCCAGCAATATGATCGCAGCCTCATCACCCTCGTCAGGATAAAACACACCCCAAGTCGTAATGGCCGAGTAGTCCGCCCTTTCGGATTTGGTGAAGGCGGTGTCATACGACTGGATGACGTAATCAACGATAGGTGGATCATCAGACTCCCAAACATTCCACCACTCCCTTTTAATAATCGCACCCTCTTCAGCAGTAGGATTCTGAAGATACTGTGCGTTCCATTTAGCAACAGGAATAGACGCTTTAACGCCGTCTAGTTCGTCCCTGCTCCAGAACTCGGGCCACAACACGTTGTCTGTATCTGGAAATATCGCAGGAAACTCCACAACTTCCCACTGATCGGCTCCCCCCTCGGCCTGTTTCTGTAACACTTTCGCCGTCAAGTCGCGGATGCTCCATCGCGTCATCACAATTATTATCGAGCCTCCCGGCTGCAAACGCTGTCTCGGTCCTGATGTATACCATTCGTAAATATTATCCAGCGCGGTTGGTGACAATGCATCCTGTTCAGAAACAGGATCGTCAATAATACAAAGGTTCGCACCACGACCAGCCAACGCACCGCCTACACCAACAGCGTAATACTCCCCACCCTTGTCAGTTGACCAACGACCAGATGCCTTCGCATCACGCGCCAACTGAATCTCAGGAAACACATCACGGTATATCTCACTGTCCAGAAGGTTCTTGACCTTACGGCCAAAACCAACAGCAAGCTCCGCCGTGTGCGTTGCCTGAATAATCTTTGTTTCTGGTGATTGTCCCATGACCCACGCAGGGAACAGATAGGACGCAAATTCTGATTTGGTGTGTCTTGGCGGCATGTTGACGATAAGCCGCTTCAGCTCACCTCGGGCAACTCTTTCCAGTTTCTCCGCAAAAATTCTATGATGAGATCCAGTAATAAAAGAAGGCCAGACATGTTTAACAAACTTTAAAAAGTCCCTTTGATACTCTTCTCTGTCATGAAGCTCTTTGTACTTGTCCAGATGCTTGCCGAGCGACTCAAGCTCTGCATCAGTCAGGAACTCGGTGGCAATATCAAAAGCTTCATCCATTTGACTACGCCGTTGGCATCAATGACTTCAAAAAGTTATCTGCCGCTCTATCCAAGTTTGAAGATACAGGGCCGCCAGATTGCAGTCTTATCGGAGCCGCAGCCTGTTGATTTAACATCTGCTGATATAGTGCGGCATTAGTCGCAACTGAGGGATCCGCCATGCCAGCGGTAGGAACACCATAACCAACAGGGCCTTGAAGATTAAACGGGCCAGTCGGTCTGGTTGACGGCACCACGACAGGGCCACCCGGAACAGTCGGAGGCGTTACACCACCACCAATTTGATTAGGAGTGCCGTCCCCTGTATTTGTTTCAATGGGCGTACAAACGCCATCTTTCAAAACAAAACCTTGAGGACACGGATCAAATGGTTGTTTTACGGGTGGTGGACCACCTTTTGTATCTTCAGGCGGAGGATTTACTAATTCCCTGTAAGGGCCTGTATAATTAGCATCCTCTGGACCAGTATAGACAACCATGCCAAACGGATTTGTACTAAAAAAGCCTTTCTCTAAGCCCTCTGGTCGGATGTCAGTAACCTTTCCTGTTCCAAACAAACCGCCTGTTGGGTCAAACATACCAGATTCTAAAGCCTTGTTAATATCACGAGCGCGATCATCAAGACTAAGCAACTCACCTATTGCAAAAGCAGATCTGTCTGCCGGAGATGCTTTTGGCTGAGTAAATTGATTATCAAGACCAAGAATCTGACTTGCTATTCCTATTGTGCTTACAGGAGAAACTATGTCCATAATAGCCCTACCCGTTGTTCCCGGCGCAGTAGCGTCCACAATCGTCTCTGAATCTGGATCCGCTTTAGTAGCACTCTCAACGATGTCAGAATATGCGTCAGCAAAGAAATCAGTTGCTGGTGTGCTTGAATCACCAGTCGGAACAGCGCCTGAGACAGAATCTATGGGGGTAAATGATCTAGTTGAAGCATTCGCAGCATCGGTAACTAAATTATTAACCCTCTGTTGTGCTAAATTTGCAGATTTTGGAGATGTAAATTGATCAGTTGATGTGGCTACACTCGGTATGTTTGCACCTGCGCTAACAAGCTCTCTTGCCTCAACAGGATTATCAAGAGCGAGTAAATCTAATAAATTACCAAAACCCAATGATGTATCATCTTCAGTAACTGAAGGAGTTGAAACAGCTTCAATTCCTCCATCATCTGGATCATTCAGACCAAGATCAGTGGCTGTCTGACTGCCGCTAATGTCAAAGCCTAGAGACTTTGCGGCGGCTAACGCATCGTTAATTTGTTGTTGACTAGGCTTTCCAGTGGTAGCAAATCCAGTTTTGCTGCCTGGTGCGCCAACTAAACTCCTGCCTCCATCACTTGTGGCGAAAGTTCTCGCAACAAGATCTCTTGCGGCTTGATCCCTTGCGTCTTTGCCAGCTTGTGCAGCCTTGGCAAAATCAGCCGCCTTTTCTGCGGCGCTCTGATCTTGATATGAATCAAGAGTGGATTGCATGCCGGATCGGTCTTGTCCGCCGCCGCTTTTGTTATCATCAGGACCGTCATCATTCCCAAAACCAGCAGCCGCTCCCGGCCCTGAATCAGGATCAGCACCATCAACATGACCGTCAAATGCAGGAATACCCATAGGACCGGGTTCGCCACTACCACCTAAAGCCTCCAAAATGTCGGCCTCGTCAGGTGTAATGTAAGACAACATATGCGGCTGACCACCAATCTCTGTACGGCGCGGTGGTACAGCACCGCCATCCTTCATGCCTAAAGCACCTAAAGCATTATTTATCGTTGCAGGTAGATTAAACGGATTGCCTTGTTCGTCAAAAGCACCTTTTAAACTAGATGGCATTGGAGTGTCTGACACACCACTGGTAATAAAATCCTGATATTCATTCTGCGGAGTTCGTGGGTCATCCGCTGGAGCGTTACCTGATGGACCTGAAGGAAATACACTTGGAGTAGGCTGGCCTTCAGTAAATACAGAACCCTGCCCCCCACTCATCTGCGAATTAAGTATCGCCTGTGGATCTGTCTGACCACCAGAGGAGCTTAAAACATTAGGATTTACAAAGTCAGGCGTGGCTGGAGAAACAGGAGGAACACTAGGCGTAGTTGGAGAAACACTAGGTGTGCTGGTAAAACCACTGCCACTGTCAAAGCCGCTGGTAGCACCACCGCCCTGACCACCGCCCATAACTATGGTGTTAAGAGCGTCAACCATCTGACCGCTCATGGTGCCAAGCTGACCTAACGTGTTGACAAGTCCGCCCTCGTGATAGTTCTGTGGATCAAAAATATCAACATCACCACCCATCTCCATGCGAAGCGGCATTTGTGGCCGTGGCTGCATCATAGGCATAGGCATGGGTTGAGCCTGAGGCATTTGCTGAATAGGCATAACCGCTGGCGCAGTGCGCTGTTTCATAAACTGCTTGAAACCAGCCCTCTGATTAGGATTTGTGCGTATATCAAGCTTCTGCGGTTGTCCAGGTGACGCTGGAGGAGGTGTCATTGGCCCCATGAAAGTGTTCATGCCCAGTCCCTTCTACAAAGATACATGGAGCCAATGATATGTTATTAGTCAAACTTTGACAACAGGTATTCAATTTCCTGCTCTGACTGCCTTACAATCTTGTCTGAACGATCATCAAAACCCTCAACGCCTCGCAACGCATATCTTAGTCTGCTAATGCGATCTATATCAAAGTCTGTCAAATCAGATGAAGGCTTGTAACCAGTAGATCCCTGCTTTTCTGACAAAATGTAACGAGAAGAAAGCTCAACTGTCTTGGGTATCGGCTTCTTGTCGCACTCGTAATAGCTGTACATACGCAAGCTTACACCCAAGGCATCTGCAAAAGATGCCTGACTCTTGCCAGATTTATTCCGCATCTCTTCCAGATCCTTGCCCTTCATCATGCTGTAAGATGATTTAGCCTTCTGCATTAATCTCCTCCAGCATGCCCTTGCTCATCATGTCCTGTGCAAACACAGTTGCATTGTCATAACGGATCGGGCCTCCAGCCCAGTCGCATGCAGACATCGCAGCCTGTCTTAGCCACTCTTTGTCATCAGAACTCGCTCGAAGATTGACAGAACGCCAAGCCTCCAAGAAACCCTCTGGGTTCTCCGCAACAAAATCAATCGGATCACCACCAATTTTAAGTCTGTATTGTTTCATTTTATCGCTCCTTCTTTGGTCTTCCACGCTTTTTCTTGTAAGAAATCTCTTCGCTACGCTTCTCAAGAAAACTCTTTATAATTCCATAACTGCCGCCAAAATAAATATCCAAATCCTGGCGAAAGAAAAAATTCTTTGATTTTTTGCCGCCACGCTGTGCGCTTAACGGAATATCTGGACTGTCAACACTAGGATCCGTTACCACAGGAAACAGAGGATCGTTGCACATTATCTTTTCAACATCACTCGCAAGAAGATTGCGGTTCAAAACACAGTAGTCCAACATCTCTTTCTTGGTGAAAACGCCCAGTTCATCACGCTGCTCACGATTTAATCTGGTGCAATGTTTCCATAAATCTTCGTTCTTCATACCTTTGCCCTCCTGAATGAACAGTAAGTATTAATATGGCAATGGTTGCTTAAACTGTCAATGATTTTTATATAAAATTTTTTTGACCCCAGTTGTTATTTTTACTGGGGGTTGTTTGTGGGGAACTTGGCGCAACGTGTCGCGCTGTCAAGTTTTTTTTGTCGGGGGGTACCATACCCGCCCGCGTCCCGATTGGATTTTTTGCATTCGGCTGCAGGGTACCTTGTCAAATTGTACGCAAAAAAATAGGCGGGCATTGCCCGCCTTAGTTTTGTTTTTTTGTGGGACTATCTCAATTGATCGCGCCTTGCATTAAAGTATTCAAACAATTGATCAGATAGTCCCGCCCATATGCTTGTCATACCGCGTCTGTTTTCGGGCAGTAAACCAACGCCACCTTGCACTTGTGTCTCAACAGTACGCAATACCTCATAACCATTCAGATCATGTTCACCTTGGCTAGTACCATATGAATTGCCGTATGCTTGTTGCGTATGGCATAACACGCCACCTTGTCCTATGTCGTCACGATTGCGTATTTCAGAGACACGAGCGCGTATTGTATCAGCACTCCAACCTGTCGCATTCATTAGATCACGAGTAGTCGCGCCACCATCAACACGCATGGCCGTATACAAAACGCCTATTCTTGATCCACGTCTAAATGGATTTTCGGGCGTATCTATTATTATTGATGACGGCGCATTGTAATCCATGCGATGCCAATCTGAATGCTGAAACATATTTGCAATTAGATAGCACCAATTCCAAAGCTTTTGAACATCCAATGTTGATTGATGCTGACGAAATTCAATAGTGTTTAGGCGTGTCCATGTTTCAAGATTAACAACGCGAAATTTACCGCCCAATATTCCGCTCATGCGACTAGCATTCTCAGATTGCATAAACGCGGAATAATCGCGGCCATTAGGCGCGACATGATCTATGTTTTGTATCATGCTATTGCGGCCATTGCGCCGTGATAATGGCAAGATTGCTTCTATATCTGTTCTATGCTCGGCATAGCGGCAAATAACATCCTTAACCAACGACAACGGCATTGGCGCGGTCATGGATGCGGCAGGGTTATAATAGCGTCTATGCGTTGCGTATTCCGCTTTAGATGCGCGCCAAAAATCAGATTTACTAATATTGGTATGTACTAGGCGATTGCCCATATGAACATGACCGCCTAGTTTAGGGCGTCCAACTATTGCGCCTTTGCTTTCTATCCATGCGAATAATTCGGCAATGTCATTTTTTGCGGCATCACATGGTGAAAACGGCGGTATTATGAATTCTACGTCAACCTCAGACGTGCCATCATGAATTGCATTCACCCAATTATAACCGGCATCGTTCAATTCATCCTGCCAGCGACTAGGTGACCAACCGCGAGATATGCCACCATTGGCGCATTCATTTTCAAAACCAAATGTAGGGTATACATCACTTCTAAATATCGTTGTCATTTTTTTATCTCCATGTTTCGTTGTAGTCCCTTAAATATAAGCATTCATTGCACATAAAACAAGTGCAATTGTGCGTTTTTTGACGTAAACGCAGCATTTTTTTTGAAAAAATCCGGGCGCCGGGCCAGGGCCTAGGCAGCCAGTCACGAACAATTGTTCGGGTTTTTTACTGGGAAAGCCCGATCCCGACCCCGAATCCCGAACCCGAGCTACAGCTGCTGCCTCGAATCCCGATCCAGAACCCGAACAATTTCCCGATTCACCCGGATGAAGGCAGGTGCTGCGCTGCCCGACCTGGGCTCGACTGGCAATAACCCGAACAATTGTACGCCAGTCACCGGGACTGGGCGAAAAAAAACCCGGCCGAAGCCGGGCAGTTGGAGAAATTGTTCTGGTTAATCCCGAATGCTGCGAGCTGTGATCCCGAAGACAGCCATCCCGACTGATAGGATTGTAAGCATGGCGGCGTGAATATAGAACGCTGGTGCATCATGCGGCTCGATTGCTGCCAACATGATCACCCCGAGGAAGCAAACTCCCGTCATAAAGTTACAAAATCTACGCATTGTCATCTCCACTGTCTAAACCTAATTCCTCTGTAACATTTGCCATTGCTCCGCAGATCTCATCCCACTGCTCATCATACGATACTTCATCTTTTGTAAAATCGTTATCGTTATATTGTGGAATACAATTCTGTCTGTAATCATGCAACGCATCCCAGATAATTGACAAGCTGTTTTTAATTTCCCGCTCCGTCATTTTGCCCTCCAAAGGTTGTTAGTACAAGGCAGAGGTGCTGTTCGCATCACTGGTCGGCGGTCATCGCTTCCCCTACCCTGTATATATACATTAAGCAATCACTGCACACCTGTCAACAACAAAAAGAACTATTTGATACTTTTTTTACGAGCTGAAGACGAACTGGGCTGCAGCGCCAGTACCCAGTACACGAACAATTGTACGGGTTTTTTCCAGTACCTGGACGGCCCGGGCAAAAAAAATGGGCCGCAGCACCCGCTGCAGCCCTCGATTCAACCCGAACAATTCTTGTTACATGACCTCGTCCAGCTCGTCTGCCCAATCTTGGGCATGGTAAAGTTCCGACTCATCAAGCCCGAAGTCATGATACCCCTGACGGATTGCGTCAAAGTATGACTCATGAGGCGCTGCATACCCCGAACTATTCATGCGGTAGGTCATCATCCCGTTGATGTTGACTCTCCGATAAAGCCGAGGGTAGCCCTCATAGAAGTCCAGCGACTGCAAGCAGTCATCTGTAATCTCCCAGAACCCGACTGGTAACATCACCGTTGGGTCTGTGTGGTTCTCTTCAATGTCGGCCACACCCCGAAAGACCAGCCGCCATCCTGTTAAGTAACCAGCGCCCAAGGCTTTCGCCTTGGGACACCTGACGCTCATCTGACGCTTGTTCAGATTTGAGCCATATGCAAAATAAATCATCGCACCTCCTAAATCCATTCCTGTTTAATGGCGTATCCATCGCCGTATAACTTGGCGGATAGGTTGTAAATAAGTTCAAAACCCATATCCATGCCGCATCCACCAACGCCAACAGCGTAATTCTTTGCCTTGAATGAACGTCCCAAAACTCTGGCAATGTACGCGCTGTAGTTTTGCATACTCACAGCCTCGCCTTTTTCAATGTGCGGCTTATGCACTGAGATGTGTCTATACATTCCTGATCTAGAAACGTGTACTACATTAGTGAAAGCCGTTGAGCCTTTTGGAAACGCCTTCTGTAAAACTTCAATGTCTGTGCGTTCCATCACACCACCTTCCCTTCAACGACAACGTGTGTGTCTGTTTCTCTGTTTTCAAAAACAATAGTTGGATTTGCATTGATGTCTTCTGAAATGCCAGCCTCTCCATCTGTTACTAAAATGGACAAGCCGTTAGGCAAAACCATTTCAAGACCTTGGCAACCGCCGCCTGTGTTCGCAACTTTAAACCCCATCTGGGTCAACATATCTTTAATGTGCATTTTAATGCCTCCATTCGTTGTTAGTGATATTAATATAAGCAATGAATGCACAACTTGCAAGAGATAAAATGCATTTTTTTTAATTTTTTTTTGAGACTTGACCAGGGAACTGGGCGCTGCGCGTACTGGCGAACAATTGTACTGGTTACGGAGAAGGCCCTGGCAGATGAGTGGCTGCCAGGACCCCCTTTCTCCAGGGAGGAGAGTTCAGGATGACCCCGATCTGCAGCCCAGTCAAGCCCGATCCCGAACAATTGTACTGGTTACACCCCGATCAGGCTGCAGCTGCCCCGGGCTCGGCAGCCCAGTTCCCGAACAATTATACTGGTACTGGAGTCCCGATCACCTGGAACCCCGATAACCCGAACAATTTGGTACAAACGCCAGTATTATTGACCCCGACAACCCGAACAATTTCTATAAAAGCCCGAGGAGGAAGCCCGATCCCCCCGCGCTAGATTTTCCCGCAGAAAAACCCGAACATTACTTATCCTCAACTATATCTAGCTCTTCATGCTCGATTTGCACTACATCTGGTGTTACATTCTTCATGCGCGACTCAGCCAAACGCTTATATTCGGCCAGTTTCTTCGCAATATCCTCCTTAGTTGCTGCGGTGATGTCCTCCTTGATAACGTGCTGTTTGTTAATAAGTAGCCCCGATGCCTTCAATCTCAGCTCTTCAGCTCTAATAGCTTCACTGAACTTACCCATTTCCCAAGCCTGATCTCGTAGCTTCTTCAGATCCCGAACAGACTTGTCTACGCTGACCCCGAACTTGGCCTGTGCTTCGAGTCTCATCTCCTGCAATCGTTCTGCTACGACTGGGTTACGCAACAGCCTTACAGCAGACACTGACGGGTTCTTATACCCTGCCTGTCTAGCCGCTTCTGTCTGCGTCATATCCCGATGCAAATAGAAGTCCAGAAACTTTTGCTGCACTGGTTTTAATCTACGCTGTCCTGCGTGTCTTTGATCCTCTGAAAGATCCTCACCGACCTTTGGCATACTGCTCTCTCCTGCTTCGGTATAGGTATAGGTTACATATACCTATACCTATATTTATATAGGGAACCTTATGTAACCATGTAACCACGTTTGTTTTCAACAACTTACAACCCACAATTAACTTCCGATGTCACAAATGTAACCACATGTAACTAAACCGATTTACCCAATAATTACAATAACTTCCTACTTACATGCGATTTTAGTTACATGCCGTAACCATGTAACCATGTAACTAAATATTAACCGATATCAAGTTAACTGACATCTTTGCCGTGACTCTCCAGTACATGGATTATCATGGCTATTCTTTCCATCATCGTATGCTCTGTAGTTACATTATCAATGACAGAGGAACTCTTATATTCCTGCGGCAAGCACTCAATCTGGTGCTTTAGATCATACGCAATCATCAACTCTTCATTCATTGTCTTTACTCATAATGCTTTTAGCCATAGTCCTTTCGACTCCTGACAGATTCTTTTTACGAACAATTCTACCCATAGAATCATATTCCGGGTTGATCTCCAGAATCATCAAATCACGTTTTAACTGCTCCATCGTTGGAATCCTTGGAATGCTGACAACCTTTTCTTCTTTCATCTGTCCATACCTCCTAGCAAGTGACAAATAACATCCACGGTAAATCCATTACCGAGCATTCTGTAACGCTGTGTATCAGATACATGTGCTGTGTAATTATCTGGTACGGTCTGCAACCTCTCACACTCTACTGGTGTAAGCTTGCGCCATTTTAAATCATCAACATCAACAAGAAGATTGTTATGCTCCCATGATGAACTTGTCATTGACGGAACCTTGCCATCCTCTGCCCTGATTCCACCTTTATTAGCACCTCGAGCGATCTGTAGTATCTTCGGCTCAAGATTGCCACCAGAAGCCGCAGCAAGCGTTGGTGCTTTGCCATCTGGGTGATATACGCGCCTATTATAATCATGCCCCTTCAAATCAGCATGACCAGCCAGCATTGTTCCTTCTGCCTCTTCTTCTTCGGCAAAATCAAATACCAACTGCCGCCTGTGCTTTTCAAAGTACGACTTCAGATTACCGCCCTTGAAGTAATTAGCGTCCACACAATGCGCCTTATCGCGGTCTGTAAACCCATCTTCAAGCACATCCCTAAGATATATACGCTTGTTTTCCGGCAACGACCTGACTGGAATGTTCGTCCAATACAGCCTGCGCCTGTTCTGTGCGCTAACGATATTGGAGTTAATGTCTACGGGCCTACACCCTAATTGTTCGTTTATTACGTCTTGGAACTCCTGCTTCATATTTACGTTTTCCAACAGAAAATACTTCGGCTTGCACTCTTTTAGAACACGAACAAATTCAAAAAACAATTTGCTGCGCGGATCATCAAACGCCAACTGACCACCTGCAAATGAAAAACCCTGACATGGCGAACCGCCGATCAAAAGATCAATCGGCTCACCGTCAAATATCTCAGGCCATATTACGTTACGAACATTGCCTACATGTATTGTGTCGGGAAAATTAGCTTTGGCAACCGTGATTGCATACTTGTCAATCTCGCTGGCAAAGTATCGTTTAGGAACAATACCCATTCTCTGCAAAGCGATACGAGCGCAAGACATGCCATCAAACAAGCTGACGACATTACCAAAGTTACGAACATTGCCTACATGTATTGTGTCGGGAAAATTAGCTTTGGCAACCGTGATTGCATACTTGTCAATCTCGCTGGCAAAGTATCGTTTAGGAACAATACCCATCCTCTGCAAAGCTATACGAGCGCAAGACATGCCATCAAACAAACTGACGACATTACCAAAATTATGCTCCATTTTATTTGCCCTTATAAGCAGTAGTGTGAATAAAAGGGGTTTGCCTTTTAGGAATAAAATTGCCAGAGTGGAACTCTGAGCGTAAGAAATAATCTTTTGTCAAATTACATTGCCAATATAAATCTGTTCTGTATTTACTTTGCCGCCCATTAAACATGTCGCTATATTCTTTGGCTGTTATTCTTCGTTTTAATTTCATCAATGTACACCCTTGCTTTTAAGATGTGACTCCAGTGCATTGGCACTGTCTTTATTTCTCTTACGGCCACGAACAACTCTGCCATTAGTCGATTCATGCAACTTTGAAGCAAAAGTATTCACCCGATACCTTGGCTCTTGCCAAATCATACCCTCACGGCAAAACTGCTCTTGAACAGCCTCAATGCTCTCTTGAACTTCCTGCTCAAGAATATCAATGTCACACGAGCCGCCCCAAACTGGCGTAAAAACAAAGCCAGCCTCTTGAACGAGCCTAACGCGCTCTGGTTCAATTACATTAAAATAGAACCAACCCCACTTACGTCTCATGCCATCAGCACTCATAACGCCCTCGTAATATCATCTTCATCAGTTTCGTAATAAACCACCTGATACAATTTGTAATTGTGATTGTGCGCTGGCTCATTATCCAATACGCCCTCACCACTTTTACGATTGCCTTTGGTAATCCTGATCCACATCTTTTCCATGATCTTCCTGCCATCTTCTAATTCGACTGGTGGGAAGTATGCGTACACATGTGTTTTGGGAACAGCAGGATTATTCTTGATCTTTCTGTAAGCCTCTAGCCCATGATCCTCGCATGTATAAATAATGTTACCTTCTTCACTCATCTTCCTCGCCCTCCTTAGGCAAGCCAACTGCATCCGCCAGCTTATCAAGAGTCTCCTGACCAGATGATGACATCCTGTCATAATCCCAATACATGAGATCAACCAATTCCTTTACCTTTTCCATGTTATTCATCATCTGCACTCCCTGTGATATCGCGTTCCATGCGATCAGTGATTGCTGTAAGCAACAATGTCGTTGCATGTTGCGTATTCGGTGCAGTGTCATAAGACAACTCAACCACAAACCTTGACATTACGTTAGCCAAATCAAAAGTCGTTACGCCAGACTTAGCCATGCCCTCTGTAAAATCGAGTAACTGATCAAAAATTTTTTCGTAAGTTAAAGCCATTTTGCCCTCCTAGCTTTCTGTTAGTAACTTACATATAAGCAATCATTGCTACCTTGTCAATACAAATAAATAAATTCTTAACATTTTTATGTAAAAATGATAGTAATTGATAACCACATTGTAAAGAGGCAAAAATGAATAGGGCAGAGATTTTAGATGATGCAAAACAGAAAGTGACTGTTGACCGAGCGGCTGATCATGGTGATATGGAAGATAACTTTTCCACGATTGCTGCGTACTGGACAACGCATCTTGGAACACAAGTATCGGCTCATGATGTAGCCGTCATGATGACACTGCTCAAACTTGCTAGGATCAAATCAAACAAAAGCCACGCCGACAATTGGGCTGACGGCTGTGGCTATCTTGCTTGTGGTGGTGAGTTAACTACGGAATAAACCGTCCATCACGCTTCTGACTTCGGTGTGCAACTCTGACACTCTACGCTTATTCTCATCTACCATGTCTATACATTGATGAAGAGCATCTGCGTGTTCATCAAAAGCCCATGTGAGATCTTGATATAGTTGTTTCAAAGCATCATCATGGATTTTCTTATTGGCAACGAGTCCATCAAGGATTTTGTCACGGACAATATCAATGTCAGTGAGATAAAACTGATTACCTGTAAATCTGTGGTAAGCTTGTTTATATGTCTCATCATCTGTCTCTAATTGATGTGGCATTACTCGTGCCTGATACGCGGCTTCTTTAATGAACTTCCTAACCTCATATCCATCTTCCATAAGAGGAACACCCTCTACTTCTGGATACTGTGGCATACGAATCATTGTGTCTTTTTTTATTACTTCAAGCATTGTTGCGTCTTTCTGGCCTGTGGCCTTTGTTATTGATTATTTAACAATATCACAACAATTTTTATTATTGACGTTTCGGGACTAAAAAAAATTATTTTTTATGATTGAAGCACTGCCATGTTGCCCCATGATCACTGCTATACCAGGCTTGCTGCGATCCACAATACGAACAAATGTGCGTAACAGGACCCGCAGCCGCTTCCTTTGGCTGCTCTTTTTCTGCCAGCTCTTTTAGTTTTTTCTTGCGTAACGGATCAACATAGTCACCGAACAAATCACTTATGTTCTTTGTCATCCGCTCTCTCGCCCTGACAACAATCTACGATAACCATCTTACACACCGAACATTGTATATGCCCATGCACCTCAACTGGTGGTATAACCGTATGACACCTCGGGCATAGTCCATCAGCCACCAAACGAGCTATGCTGCCATCGCCCTGACTAATCATTAAAACAAACTCAATTGTTCTGGTTCACGCATAATCACATCAATGTCCTTGTGCATGATCTCTGTAAATTCAATGTCACAAAAATTACCACAATCAGCCATGACAAACTTTTGTTCTACTCCCTCAGACGGGTGCAACTCATCTAAATATACGCCACGAATGCAGGAGTTGCCAACCTCCCGTTCCGCTGCGGCCATGCGATCAAATTGTTCGGGAAAGTCTTTACGGATCTTGTTCCAGTATCCTTTGCCTCCCTTAACACACCCGATGCAATTATTATTGCCATAGCCTAAAGTGTACATAGTAGGCCGCTTGATTCCAGCTTGCTCTAAGTAAAACAAACACTCTGGCTTAGTTAGTTTTTTTTCAATCAACGGGAAAATCGGCTTGGCATCAGGGTATTGCTCTTTGAATCTGATAGCTCTGTTGACCTCCTTCTTCGAGTATTCAAACCCGAACACTTGTGCGTCATAGTCCATCTCTTTTTCCAAGCGCTGCCGAACACGTTTCTTTAGCACCAGAGTACACCGCGCACCCCCTGGACCATTGACATACTTATCTTTGGTAATGACTTCAAACTGATTGTTATGCTTGTGAGACTTGGTGATCATAATGTCACGACCATACCACTCCTCACACTCACGGATAAATCGCTCATTGTCAGAATGCGCCGAGTCTATATGAAAATATATTGGCAGCACGTTTTCTTTGCCGTGCTTATCTATCGCCAGCTTTGTTGCTACCGCACTGGTAACGCCAGCCGACCACCAAGATATAATCATCACACATTGTCCCTAGCTGTAGTGGGTTCATACTCACCCCTAGACATATCGCCGTCTACTGCGCCTAACCATATCTTGCCACCTGCTGCGGACAACTGAAACTTGTTAATGCGTCCTGCGGCTTGCAAATCACGAACATATTGCTCCAGCACACGCTTGCTTAAACCTTGCAGTGACTCAGGGGCATCAGCGTCCTCAGAGCGTTTATAAACAGAGTTATTACCACTCATATGCGTTAGAGCCACACCATTACGCTCGGACTCTACGATCCAATCAAACATGGCCTCCATCTTGATCTCTCTTGCACTGCCACGCTCTAACGCTTCAATGGCATCAGTCTGATCTTCCAACAGGCCCGTCATCGAGTCCCGGATGAAATGCCGAACAATTCTACTTGCTGGGCCATTTGATTTAACAACAGCGCCATCAAAGCATGTATTACGCTGATACGGAACTCCTAGCTTTTCACATGTTTTCTGACCCCGAGCTGTATCCACTTGCCATAGCGCAAAAGCAGACCTGACACCATCAACCAAAGCTGTAGTACCCCGAATCAGGTTACGAGCCTGTTCTGGTGTTTTGACAACTGTGTCGTCCTTTATCTTTGTCATGTGGTGGCAGACCAGCACCGATGCTCCTGTTTCTGTTGCAGTCTTGGCAAGCAAACCAGTAAGCGCAGCACCAGCCGCAGGATCAGCATTGACATCAGCGTGTACGAATGATGCCAGCGGATCAAAGATGATTAACTTCAAATCGTGCATTTGTAACATTTGTTCGTAAATGCGATCAAACACCTCGCTCGTTCTGAACTCACCACTTGACTCTGTTAGAACTGGAAACACACCGCCCACGTTAGGTAACGGCACAATCCGAATCTGATACTTGTAATCAAACCTAGCCCCGAGCGGATCAAGTCTGTCAATCCGCCTGTGCATTTCTGCTTCATCATCCTCTGCCGTGAAAATGACTACGTTACCGAACTCCTGAACTATGCCACCAAAAGCATGAGACATAGGCGCACCAGAGGCAATCTTCATACCCATATCAAGCGTCATAAGCCCTTTACCAGCATCCCCTGCTGCGGCAAACAAGATTGGAACCCCAAGCGGAAACGTGCCATCAATCAGGAACTTTTGTTCGGGTGCTGGTCCAGTGAACCTATCAATAAGCAAACTATCATCAAGTAAATTAATGTTACTTTTTGTAACATTTGATTTTGCATGAACAAAATCAGAGATGTTAAAGCCCTCTGACAAAGCGTCAGCAGCATCCCATTGGTCGGGCTTGCCTTGTGGTGGAGTCAGCATTGTTACCGACTTTGCACCAGCAGACAAAGCCAAATCCTGTATAAGATCGGCAAGCTTCTTGCCAGCAGTATCGTTATCAGGCCATATGATCAGCTCTTTGCCGTGCAGTGGAGAGAAGTCATATTGTGGCGCAGTCTTTTTCGTTAATGCACCAGCCCCACCGATTGTGCATGTTGCTGTATAACCAGCATGATTAAGCGCATCAGCACACTTCTCGCCCTCAACCCATATGACACGCTCAGATGCCAAAATGTTCGGGATATTATACAGCGGCCTGACATCAGGAAACTTTGAATATGCAGAGCCATCAACAAACGGACGAAACTCTTTCTTTGGCTTGCCCTTCGTATTAAGCATGGGATTACCAGCAATGTCCTTGACGTTATACCGCCTGACAGAAACCAGTACCTCACCATCTGCATTCGTATAGATATACTCTGCATCATATGGACTATTGATATTGTATTGAGGCTTGATGGGATTTTCGACCGGGGCATTATCCCGAACAATTCTGGGACTATCATCGAGATACTGCGAGAACATCTCTTTAATCTCTGAAAGCTTTAAGCCACGAGATTCCATCAGTATCTTAACGATACCGCCGATTCCGACACCGCCATTGAAATCCTGACCACGCATAAAATGGCCATTGAAATCCTGACCACGCATGAAGTGTGGAGATCTAGGATCAATATCAATCTTTAACGATTGCCCCTCATTACCGAGCAAAGACCCTATATAAAATGTGTTGCCATGTACGCGACCAGCAGGAAACGTATCTTGCAGCACTCTAATTTGTTCGCTTTTTGGAACTCTAGCAGAAATCTCTTCAACTAAATTATGAGATGAGCCACTAGATGTAGTATTGCCAAACCTCACTACACTCATTATATTGTACCCCATTAAGCATTGTTTTACCTTTTGGGGTGTCGTCTAGGTATCAACTAACGGCACCCCATCCTTTATTTATCCCAACAAGTGTTACGAAACTCACACCACTTACACATAAAGAAATCATCATTCTGTGCGATACGGGGCAACATGTCATTACCCCTAGTCGCTCTTATTATATTTACTGCCTTGTCGCTTGTCGATTGAGCAAGCTCCTGATTGAACGGAATTAGCTCAATATATATCTCACTTGTATTCTTGTTTAATACCGTGAAGCAACATGGATTGTCTGTCAAATCCATATAGGCTTGATACATAGCTACCTGTGCTGCGTATACTGGGTTAGCCTCTGCTACACCTTTACGAACAAATTCAGCAAACTTTCTATCGTTGGCAGACTTACATTCCCAAAGCATAGGATATTGAATCGGCAAAGGACCGCCGACTATCACGCCATCAATGTGACCCTTGATCTCTCCCTCGGCCACAGCGAATCCAAATTGTTCGCCTCCCTTTTCTGTACGCAAATCAAAACCAGCATCACGAAAATACATGATCATCAAATCTTCAATTGCATGACCTAATGAAAATGTTCGTAATGTTTTGGGAGGGAAGCCTTTGCCTTCATCAACTTGCTGTCCCATGTACCTGTACTGTATTTTTCTGGCGCACTCTTCGCCTAAAGAGGAAGCCCCAAGATATTTACGTCTTGGTTGCTTATTCTCCTTGTCCTTTATGCCTCGATCAATCTCTTGAATTATGTATTGTGATACATCAGAATGGGATGTCTTCTGGCTGAAGTCCGACTCTGCCGCCTCCATACTTGAAATATAATTCTGTAAGGTAGTCCCCAGCGAACTCATCTTCCAACCCTTCTATACTCTTTAATACAACAACCAAACCTATTGCGTCCTCTTGACTAAGATCACTAAACTTTTTGTCCCAGCCTATATTACCAAACGCTTGCCCTATCTTTTCTAATGCAGTGTCTCTCCTGACCAGTCCCACGCAGCCCTCTCCATTTCATCATCAAAACGAACTTTATATATCAAAAGACCTTCAAAAAATTCTACTTCGGCAAAACCGCTCAACAGAGAGGTGTCGTCATTATCCGCAACAATTGCATCAAAAGCACCCATAACCACATCTATAATCTCTTCTTTGTCTCTTGGATCCTTAAAATTAACAAAGCAGTTAACGTCAATCGTTGTGTGATCAACAAAATTTGCAGTGAGCCTTACCTCTCCCCTGTTCATGCGCTTTCTTTCTCAATTACGTTATAAACCATCTTGTCTATAGATCTTTTATTCCAAACGTAATTGAGCATACATGCCGCCTTATACTTAGTCCACCCAAAGTCAAATGCGCTTATCGCTATACCTTGACGATGTAACGCATTACGTTGCTTATCTGTAATGCGTTCGTTAAGCCAGCGCTTAGTTTTTTTAGAACTATTGCTATCTTCATTGACTCTCATAAAATCATCAGCAGCCGCCATCGCCTGACGCTTTGTGCCTACGCTAATGAGCCTAACATCACTCAAATTCTTTTTAACCAAAGCTATGGACAAACCATTAACATCAGCGACCATAGCAAAACAGTTAAATCCTGACGCTGACATACAAGCGCCATTGCCGAATAGATCAATCCAACGGAACGGAGAGCGATCTATAAGATCTACCTCTGTTAACTCAAAATGCTCTAACTCTTCAGCATCACCCATGCCTAGAGATGCAAACTCATGTCCACATATCGGACATTCTTTTACCGCAAGCGGAACTTCTGAATTACACTCAGGACATATTTTGACCGGACCTTGATCTGCATTAGCTTCACTGCCATCCAAATTGACTGGATCATCAAGCGATCCATGAGTCAGTATTGACGTACCAAAGTCTAACACCACGCAGTCTGTTTTAACTACACCAGGATATTCTTCTGGGTCTATAGTCCGCAGACCGCGTCCAACCATCTGAACCATAGTAGACTTGTACGAGCATGGGCGAGTCAGAATTATGCAGGATACAGGCGGCGCATCAAACCCCTCGGTCAACACTGCCACATTTACAACCACCTCAACATCACCATGAGCAAGCTCATGTAGTATCTCTTCACGTTCATCCTTAGGAGTATCGCCAGTCACCATCTCTGCATTGACACCAGCAATATGGAACTCTTCACATAAATCTGTTGCGTGTTTTATCGTGGAGCAGAACGCAATGGTCTTACGTCCAATACATCTGCGTTGCCACTCTTCAACCACCTTTACGTTAACAGCGCGGCGATTCATAATTCTTTCAACTGCTTCCATATCAAAATCAGCAATTGTTTTTCTGACCTCACGCAATTCATTTTGCACACCAACATCAATCACGAATGTTTTCGGGCGCACCAAGAATCCCTCATCAATCAATGTGGATATTTCAATCTGATGGCTGCAATTGTCAAATACGCCCCTCAGACCAGCCTTATCGCCTCGATTGGGGGTTGCGGTAAAGCCAACGATCTGAACCCCCTCATTGGCCTTTCTAGCGGCGTTAATGATACGTTGATATGTGTCTGCTACCGTGTGGTGCGCCTCATCAACTACGATCAGATCAACCTTGGGCATTTGCTCTAGGTTTTTCTCACGAGATAGAGTCTGCACCATCGCAAATACGGTATCCGCGCTCCAGTCTTTGTTAGCGGCGTTTACCTCACTTGTTGTGATGTTATCGTTCACACGATGAAATTTTGTGGAGTTTTGTGAAACAAGCTCGTCCCTGTGCTGTAGCACTAGAACCTGTTCGCCTTTTTTAAATCTCTTACCAACAAGAGCAGACAGCATAATAGTTTTGCCAGCGCCTGTTGGCGCTACAACTAATGTGTTGCCCTTATCGTCTAAGGCTTTGGAGGCGGCATCAACTGCCACCTCCTGATATTTGCGGAGTAACATGACTAAACAATCATGTACTTGTATTTAGAGTTTTGCTTGTCATAAGACTTTTTGACTTTGTAGCCAGCCTTACGCAACTCGCTCATCTCTTGATACAAAGTGCTGCGCTTCTTAGTAAGCACACTTTCCAACTCTGACAGCGTGTAAGATCTAGCCTGTAGCAGACCTCGCAAAGCGTCACAGTAATTTGGGATGGGGGGATTTGCGGCCCGAGTACCCCCCAAACTCGGACTAACGACCACATGGAGGGCTGCCGCTAGAATCTTTTTCAACCAGTTCATTGTGCGCTCCCTTGGTTATTTGCCCAAGGTGGCACGACACCTGCTGTCGCAGTTTGTTGTGGTGCCGCTTGCGTAGCCACAGGCTGTTGCATGGGTGGCGCACTAGCTGGCACTGACTGTGTTGGTGAACCAGCAATAAATCCATTCATGTCTGGTGTCAACACAACCTTAATTTTATTTTGATCTTTATAGCCATTGGTGCCTTTTTCAATCGCTACTTTAAAACAGAACTCCATGCCGTTAAGCTGGCTAACGCCTTGCAGATTACGTTTCTGTTGAGATGCCTCTGACTGATCTTTTGGATCAAGATTAAAAGCACTATCAATGATTGACTTCATAGTACGCAATCCAATCTCTTTTGCGATTGGCATACCTGTCTTTTCAGAGATCTTAGTGCCATCAACAAAGATACTCTGCCAGATTTTGCGCCTATCAAAGTTACCGCCAACGATAGTCAACTCCATAGGCAACCACTTTGAGTTAGTTTGTTGCGATACTCTGAAAAACGTACCAGCGCCAAATTCGGGCAACTCAGTCGTTCCACCCTCAAGTTTGATGATGGCACGAACAATAGTTCCATCAGGAATCAATTCAAACTCACGATTGTTATCGTCACTTGGGACGTTATTTAAATTAAGCATTGTTGTTATCTCCTTCTGCAATGCTGACCTCAGTAGGATTAGTAAAAGCCATTGGACGTTCAACCTGAGGAACACCACTAGACATCTTTTGCATTAGCTTACCTAAGTGCGGCTCTTCAATCATGTCCAAGCGCCCACTACGATCTTTAGCAGGGTATCCCCACTGATTCATTGTTTGACAAACAAAACCACGAAACTGCTGACCATCATCGCTGGTCAAGGTAGTCATCGTGATTACCTCATCAACAATTCCCGGCAACTCTCTGCCAGTCTTTGCACCTTCAATCTGTAGATCAAAGGTAGCCCTTCCATAGTCATCAACCTTCTCATCAAGGATGCCGACAAAGATTACGTTCTTGTCACGAATGTGCTGTAGCTGTGTGAGCCAACTCATCATCTCACGACCCTGCAAACCATATACGGCTCTGGTGTCTAGCTTGCCAGTGCGATCTGAACGACACTCTGGCTGGTTTTGCCCCCAAGAGAAACAAAGCCGACCCGCCACTGTAATACTGTCAATGAACAACGTGTCATACTTCTCCAATACAGGAGTTGGATCACCATAAATCTGACACACAGATTGATAATGTGTCATGCTATAAAACGCATCATCAGGCAGTGCTGGATTGCCACCACCTAAAAAGCATGCAAAGTCACGACACTCAGACCATGTCCGTGGACGAATAACATCCACAGGACAGCCCTCGATTGCAGCGTCTCCAGCCTCTAAATCCATAAACAGGGTCTTTGCCTGATCAAGTGTCCTGACAAGACTGGTCTTTCCAATACCACTCTTGCCAACGATCACCATCTTATGGCCTCGCTTTTCAGCGAGGCGCTCTTCGGCAGAAATAATTTTAAGCATTCTCAATCTCCTTAATGTCTACAGAAATGCTTTGCGGATACACAGTACGCGCTTCTGACAAAGCCGCCTTAATCTCTGGCGTGGCATTTTGAAACTTTGATTCAGATACAGAATACTTAATCGTTGCATAGTGACGAGCATCTTCGGGATTCATCTGGTTCAACAGAGTAGTCAGAAGTTCCTGATCCCATTCGACACGCTTACGGAAATCAACCGTAACCTTGTGGTCGCCAGACTCAATCGTAACTTGACCAAAATCTTTGCCCTTCTCAGCAAGCTTGATCCGCGCCTGATCTTCAACCATTTGTTGTAAGGAATTATTGATGACTTTTAGCTCTCGGCTGAGATCATCAATTTTATCTTTGACCTCTTGGCGGCGGTTGTGCAGCAAAGTAAGGTCATTCCAAAGAGGTGTGATTGTCATTTAAGACTCCCATGTTTCGTTAGTGTGTTAGTTAGTATTTATAGAATTAAGAACTTGAGAACATTTTGTCAATGCCTTTTTTTAGAAATAATTACATCAATGCCCAGTATCGCTTTCATCATCTTCTTTTTTAGCTTGAACTCTGCGGTTTCTACGCCTTTAGCGTCTTCAACAATTTCTTTCTCAAATCCGTTTTCATCAACTAATTTGTATCGAAAGTCTGCAATATAAGCACAAATTTTCTGATCATTTATCACAAGGTTATATCGCACTTGACGCTCCAAGTCTTTCACAACTCCAGCTCTCTGCATGGCTGACAGTTCTCCCCAGCGCTCTGCCTCCCATATGGAATCAAAGGTGTATCCCATGAATTTGGTCTTTCTTGCGCCAAATTTATTAGACTTGCGTTTATACCTATACATGATAAAATGTGGCTCTTTATGGTTATAATTAGGTGATTGTAATGACAGATACTGATAAGTTCAAGTCAGTTGGTGTGGATATTCACACTTATAATAAGCTGAGAAAATTATGCACTGATGAACACAGGAATGTGCGCCAGCAAATAGCCAAGCTAACTGCTGATGAATACACAAAAAAATATGGTGATATTGTTAGTCAGTC